TCTCCCTATGATATTTGGGAGGGCGTACCATGTAGCTATGCTAGAGCCTAACGACTTTAACGACAAGGTCAAGGTGTTTGACTCAGCTACAAGGACTACTAAAGGGTATAAGGAGTTTAAGGCTAATAATCCTGACGCTCCCACTATCATCCTTCAGAAAGAGTACGACAAGATAATGCGTATGCAAGATGTGTTGTTCTCTCATAAAGAGGTTAGAGATTTATTAGTATCAGAAGGAGAGCGAGAGATAGCTAACGCTTGGCAAGATGATGATACTGGCGTGTTCTGTAAAGGTAAAGCAGATTATCGTAATGGTACTACACTGATAGATCTTAAGACTACTGCTGATGGAAGCCTTCATGGGTTCTCAAACTCTTGTAGAAAGTATGGGTACGATAGACAATCAGCCTTCTACTCAGATGGTTTTGGGTGTGATGATTTCATATTTATAACACAAGAGAAAGAGATGCCTTATAATGTATCTATATTCTATGCTGGAGAAGACTTTATGAATAGAGGTAGAGATGAGTACAAGTACCTTCTCGATACCTATAGAAGATTCTTTATAGATAACGAAGAGGTTGTTGAAGAACATTTAATAACGGATACACTATGAGTTTAAAAGAAATATTAAAGGAAAAAGGCATTACTGTCATATTCCTTTCAGAAAGATTAGGGTTAAGCCGACCTACCCTATATAAATACTTGGACAGTCCTGAGGAGTTTAAATTAAAACACTTTAAAAAGATTGCAGGGTATTTAGATACAACAGAAAGAGAGGCACTTATTAATTATTTTATTTAAAGCAAAACGCTATGAGTAACAAGACAGAGAAAATTTACATTGGAAACGGAGTAGAAAAGTTCGATGGGGACTTAGTAAACTTCTCATTAAACCTAACAAAATTAGGTACAGATGCTAAGGACTTTATGTTCGAGTATAACGGAGACAAATACGTTAAACTAAAAGTAGTTAAGAAAAGAGATGGGGCTGACCAGTATGGTAAGACTCACTATGTAGAGGTTGATACCTTTAAGCCTGAGGCTAAGGCTACTGCATCAAAAGGAGATGATCTACCTTTCTAAGCTACGATCACTTATATATAGATAGCAGAGTCATAACTAGAGGAATGTGGATCAACAATACCAATAAGACTACAAGTTATGTAGCTATCTATGTATTTTTAATAGGGGGGTGTAAAAGCCCCTCTTTTTTACCTAAACCAAACCAAAGCTATGAGAATAAGAGTATCCGATAATGACATAATCAATATAGACAATGTTGATTTTATAGAGATGGATGGTAGGTATATACTATTTCACTCTAAAGATGTTGTATATAAATCTATATACAATAACGAATTTGAATCACAAAGTACATTTAATAATATCGACAATTTACTCAGGGTAAAGGATGCTAGGTTCATTACTAAGGAGGAGTTGAATAACGAGGATGAAAGAAAGTCTAAAGGGTTCAAAATGTTTTGGGCTATGTACGACAAGAGAGTGGATGAAAAGAATTGTAGAACTTCATTTATGAGACTAACCCTAGAGGATATGGGTAAGGCTATTAATGGAGTTAAGAGTTATGTAGACTCAACCCCTGATAAGAAATACAGAAAGAACCCTCGAACTTGGATAAACCAAAAAGGATGGGAGAGTGAGATAGTTCTTAGTGAGGATGATAAGAAGAAGGTTAATAGATATGTCCAACCAAAATACGTGAGCGATGACAGATAATAAAGACATGGAGATGAGATTGCTTGGTCGTATTATGAGTCACCCTAGAGAATACTACGACAATCACAGTCTTATCTCTGAGGGTATGTTTAGCGATGTCCTCAACAGAAAAATATATAAGGTAGTATCAAGCAGATTAGATTCTGGAGAGAAGGTTGACTTAGTTATCCTTAATACTTTAGTAAAGGACTCTATGGCGGGCTATCGTATAGCTGAGTGTTACTCAGTAGACTTCAGCCACTACAATACAGAACACATGATTCTCTTCTTATCTCAAGAGGAGAAGAAGATAAGATTAAAGAAATTACTAGAGACAACTAACAATAAGTTAAATAAGGATGAAGACCTATTTGACGTGTTAGATTATGTTGAGTCAGAACTTAAGCCTATATCTGAGGTTAGGGGTAGTGATATACCTGACATTAAGAAACAACTTAAGGTGTTACATGATGACATACAAAAGAGAATGTCTTCAGAGGATATGGTAGGTCTACCTACAGGATTCCAATCAATAGATAAGTTTACTGGTGGGTGGCAAGAGACTGACTTTATAGTTATCGGTGGTGCATCATCTATGGGTAAGACATCCTTAGGTCTAGCATTCTGTTACAATTGTTCTAAGGCAGGCATACCTGCCGCAGTATTCTCTTACGAGATGGGAGATACACAGCTACTTCAGAGATTAGTATCTCTAGAGAGTTCGGTGAACAATAGATACATAATGAAGGGTACACTTCAGAACGATGAGTTAGCTAGGGTTGATACTGCTATAGGTAAGCTAGAGAAAGCTGAGTTGTACGTAGATGAGTGTAAGGACTCATCACTTAGATACCTATTGAATAAGATACGCCAGTACGTTATAACTAAGGGTGTTAAGTTCGTGTTAGTGGATTACCTTCAATTAGTTAAGGGTAGTGGTACATCAAGGGAACAAGAGGTAGCCCTAGTTGCTCGTGAGCTTAAGAATATAGCGAAGGAGTTGAACATAACAATCGTAGCGTTATCACAACTTAGTAGAAACGTAGAGAAGAGGGGTGGAGGTAACAGACCTATGCTATCTGATCTTCGAGAGAGTGGAGAGATTGAGCAAGCATCAGATATTGTTATGCTTGTGTACCGACCAGAATACTATGGTATAATGCAGGATGATAGTGGCAATAACACAGAGGGTTTAGTAGACCTTATCTTTGCAAAGGGTAGAAACATAGGCACTGGAGTCTTACCACTTAAATTTGAGAAGGAGTACACTAGGTTTAGCGATCCTACAGACTATGGCAATGACTTCAATTCAATTCAGGGTGCTGAAACATCAGAAGCTTTCTAGGTTATGGAGTGGGATTTTGAATTTACATGCAATTTCATAGTGGGATGCGTGTTTATATTATGGTTCATTAACAAGATTATAGAAAAGATATGACAAGAAATAAAGATACAGAATTGGCAATGAGTAAGGCAACATATCACCTTGATTCCTTAAACTTAAATAAGGATGATTTAAAAATAATAAAAAACCTATTTAGTTTTGCTTACGAGAGAAAAGGTGTATTCCCTTCAGATGTAGATAAAAGAGATAGACATGTAGTAGAGGCTAATACTGCTATATCAATATTAATTGATAAACACTTTCCCTTTACACTTAGTCTTATAGGAAAGATAATGCGTAAACATCACGCTACTATAATTCATTATAAAAAGCTTCATAAGAATTGTTTGTCTTATGACAAGGATCATTTAAAGTTAATTAAAAACCTTGACTTAATAGTTGATGAGATGAAGAAAGATAGAGATGAGGTTAAGATTGACCACTTATTACTTGACTCTGAAAAAGATAAACTAATAAGGGAATTAATTAAAGCTAACGCATCCTTGAAGGTAACTAACCATAAATTAAAGGATGACTTGTATAACATTAAAAGAGCGTAATGAGGAAGAAAATATACCACGCTACAGTTCATTATAAATGGAGAACAATAAGGTATGTTAAGGGTGTAGCAAAACCATCTAAGACATGGAAGGAAGAAAAGTATGAGACTGTAGTTACAGAGTTAGATGTAGATGTTTTAAACTCAGATGAGAGATTTTTAAATAAGCTAGCTAATAAGCATAAATCTTCTAACGAGATAGGAGTTGAAGTAACTAATGTCGTTATGATAAATTACTTATGCCTATCAAACGATGTTTATTAAACTACGAGAGTACCAAGCGTGAGTTGGGCATAAAGTGAAAAGTCCTAGCAGGGGTGCTAGGCAAAAGTCAGCGTTGAAAGTAAAGAGGGTAGTGGGAACTTACCCTCCTTGCTTCAACCAATTAAAAACAAGTAGTATGTATCAAGGCACTTTAACAGATAAAGACAAAGGAGAGACTATAAAATTTAGAGATAAGTCTATATTTGAAGTGATGACACACTTCAGTATGCTCATAGAAGATTGCGACTTAAAAAAGATTCAGATCAAGATAGTCAATAAGTCTAAACCCAAAGAGCTATAGTATAAACTACCACCATGATCAATGCGTATAGAAATTTTGTGAATTTATTCATAGGGTAAACATACTAAATGATTAAGGGAAGAAAGTTAAGCGAGTATTAATTAACAGTAAAGATTATGATTGAAGCAGTATTATTAGTGATTTGTGTAATATCCCTGCACTTAATATGGGAAATGTTTAAGTATTCAAAACAAAATAAAGAAGATGAAAGGGTTAATAAACAAGATTTTATTAGGGTCAATCAAAAAAGGAAATGCAAACCTTGTAGTGATTCAAAGGTATCTAAGGATAAAGCACAAAATAAATGCAAGCATAAAAGTCCTAAGAAAAAGAATGTTAAATCTAAAGTAAAGAAAAATGCAGGAAAAGATAAGAAAAAAGTGTGATGAGATTAGAGATCTGCTACTAGAGAAAAATAGTAGCTATGGTAACTCAGTATTCGAGAGGGGAGTTCTATTTGATGTAGACCCCTTGTACGCTATTCAAGCTAGGATAAACGATAAACTTAATCGTATAAAGAATAAGACAACATACATAAGTGAGAATGATCTTATGGATGTTACTGGGTATTTTATATTACTGCAAGTATTAAGGGAGGACATGGACAAAAAGCTTGAGGAATCAATTAAGAGTGCTGAAGTTAATGAAGATAGAGAAACAGTATTTAGTTATACATGGAACTTAGACAATAAAGATGAAGAGGGAACCCCAGTTTGAAAAATCATCTGACAGAGTTAGGGAAGAGGAAACTCTTCGCATACTCCTTGAGGGTAAGGACTTAACATTCAAGCAGTTAGATAAGTACGCTCCAGTTGATGCAGAGATATTTGATAATAGAACTATGAATATTGTATCTTTGTGTGAGATAAAGACAATGAGTCTTAATATGTCTGACATAAAAAGAGTTAGGACATCCGTAAGGAAGATACAGCATTGTCAAAAGGAGGCACTTCATAGGTCTCTACCTTTATGTATAGCCTGGAGATTTAACGATGGTATAGGATATATATGGATGAGAGAGATAACTAAAGCCACAGTTGAGTGGGGTGGTATGAAAAACCCACGACCAGGATCTATATGGGATAGGGAACTCCTGTTTTATATAGACATAGATTTACTAACTATAATTAAATTTTAGACATGAACAAAGTTCAAAAAGATCAAGAGCAGCAGTATAAATATTTAAAGTTTGACTGCGAGATGAGGGCTAGAGTATTAGAGATAGCCTCAGGTTTACCAACAAGTAAGAATGCTAAATCACTTTTAGATAACGCAGATAAACTTGCTAAATACGTTTTTGGTATTCCAGAGCCACCTAAGGGGTATGCCGCTTCTGACAATTAAGAAATAATTTGTATCTTGCATCTTATAAATAATATAATATGGCAAGGAATAAATTAGCAGGAACTAAGGTAGGTAAGAGCAAGAGTGCTAAGTACTACCAAGACAACCCTGATGCTAAGAAGAAGAAGGATGAGTATAACGCTAAGTATGGTGCTACCTTATCTAGAAAGCTTTACAGATCTTTTCTTAACGCTATGAATAAAAAGAAAGGTAAGAAGGGTGATGGTAAAGATGTGTCTCACACTAAGAAGGGAGATACAGTACTAGAACCTCAAGGTAAAAATAGAGCTAGGAATAGAGGTAAAAAATAAATCCTTATCTTAGCCTTATGCGATATAAGAGAAGAAAAGGCAAGCAGATAACTAAAGCTAAGAAGCATACTGAGGATGGTATTACATTTGCCTCAGGACTAGAGCTTTACTGTTACAGAGCCTTAAATAAAGCAAACATCCCCCATGAGTATGAGGGCAAGACCTTCGAGCTTGTAGAGAAATTCAAGTTCGAGGGTCTCCTTATGGATAAGGGAACCACTAAAGGGAAGAAAGTATTTAAGGAAATGACTGGGAACGTAAGAAGTATATCCTACACTCCCGACTTCATTAACTTAGATGCTGGCTTTATAATAGAAACCAAAGGATTAAGAACACCTGTGTTTAGTATGAGATTCAAATTGTTTTTGAAATATCTACATGATAGTGATCAAAACCTAGACGTATACATCCCATCGAATCAAAAAGAAGTGAACGCAACAATAGAATCCATACTAAGCAGGGGTAACTTTAAAAAGAAAAAGAAGAAGAAATGAGTAAAGAAAGAGAAGAGGCTTTACGCCAATTGAAAAAATCTGAAGAGGCAACGAGTGATACGTTTGATTCTTGGATAGTAGACTTAGAAGAGGCAGAGCAGCCAGAAACATGCAGTATTGATGATGAAGACTGCGAAGCTTGTGGGTCATAACTATGGATAATAAATCTAAAAAGCCACCAAAGGGTAACGTAAAGTTTAACATAACTTTATCAGAGGAGCAAAAAAGAGCAAAGGAGAATATATTAAACCACGCCTTTAGTTTTCTAGTAGGTAAAGCAGGCTCAGGTAAGACTCTTTTAGCTGTTCAGGTGGCTTTAGATTTGTTTTTCAAGCGTCAGTATAATAAGATTATTATAACACGACCTACAGTTGCTACAGAGGATAACGGATTCCTTCCTGGTGATGAGAAAGAAAAGCTAGAACCTTGGCTTGTACCTATTATGTCTAACATGCGTAAGGTATACAACAAGCCTGAGAAGATACAGAAAATGGTAGATGATGGGGATATTGAGCTTGTCTCTTTAGCTCACTTTAGAGGTAGAACATTCGATAACGCTGTAGTTATAGTGGATGAGTTCCAGAACTTAACTAAGCCTCAGTTGCGTATGGCATTAGGTAGACTAGGTAAAGACTCTATTATGATATTCTGTGGAGATAATCAGCAGATAGATTTAGGATCAGCGTTGAACTCTGCTATAGATGATGTTCATAAGATAAAGGATAGCGAGCATGTGTACAAAGTTATCTTAGAGGACAATCATAGACACAAAGCTATTGATGATGTACTTAAATTATTAACTGGATATTAAAGATATGAAAAAAAGAAGAGATGGTACAAGTCCGTACTACACAAACAAATCAGTTAAAGCGAAGATAGATAAACTTCTTAATGAGAACTCTATTATATGGTCTAATATGGGCACTGGTACTTCGTTAGACTTAAAAACAAGAGAAGAAGGAGAAAAGAAATGGGGGCAGTTAGCTCTTAAGATAAAGGAGTTAGATGAAACATACTTTAATGTTATATGCCCATACGGTATAGACTCTTAATCCCATATAATATATACGCAAAAAGGTCCAGCAAATAGCTGGACTTCGTTGTATGGTACCTCTTCAGTTGCCTCGAAGTTTCTCATA